ATGTTCAATGATGTTGTCGTGCAGCGTTTGAATAATAGCGGAACAGTAATTCAGTCTATCGGCGTTCCTATTGCATATGGACCAAAAGAGAAGTTCCTTGTTCGTATCAGCCAAGATCCAAGTTTAGATAGAGAAGTTGCTCTGCAGCTTCCACGCATGTCGTTTGAAACTGTAAGTTTTACTTATGACCCCACAAGAAGGCTGCAGCATACTATTAAGAATGCTCGTGTATCTTCTTCAGACTCAAACAGAATGAACTATCAATACACACCTGTTCCATATAACATTGGCGTTGCGCTCTATATCTATGTGCGAAATGCCGATGATGGCGCTCAAATTCTTGAGCAGATCCTTCCATATTTTGGACCAGAGTGGACGAACAGCGTGAATCTTGTGCCTTCTATGGGTATCAAGATGGATATCCCAACGATTCTGAACGACGTTTCAGTTGAGGACACATATGAAGGCGATTTCGTAACTCGTCGTGCGTTGATTTATACCTTGACATTCACAGTCAAGGGGTATTTCTACGGTCCAGTTCGCAACTCTGGCATTATCAAGCGTGTTCAAGTCGATCTTGCTGCTGCAAATGGTGTTGGCGAACTCACTTCGGAAGATATTTCGAGAACTGGTCGGAGCCATCGTATCGTTGTCACTCCTGGCTTGCTTGCTAATGGTTCACCGACAACAAATTCAGCAGCATCAATCAGTTACTCTTTGGTTTCATCTAATAGCAACTTCGGATATGCTTCGAACACATTCTTCTATACGGATGGGAAAAAGTATAATCCGATTACAGGAAGTGACGAATCCTAACTCCTGGAGTAGATCATGAAAACTAATCTTGAGAATAATTTAGAGCAAATCCTTAACCTTCCTGTTGAGGCGGAAATCGCTGACGTGAAAGAAGTCGAGATCTTAGAAAAAAGAGACGATACAAAAGATCAAGATTTCGAAATTGCGCGAGAAAACCTTCACGATATTATCTCTCAGGGAAAGCGTGCGCTAGATGAACTCTGCGACATCGCGAACGCGAGCCAGCATCCACGCGCATACGAGGTGGTAAGCACTCTGATCAAGACTCTTTCTGATGCCAATAGTAATCTTATGAATATTCAAAAGCAGAAGAAAGAACTCGATCAAGAAGAAAAGAAGGGTCCAAACAAGGTTACGAATAACCTATTTGTTGGAAGCACAGCGGAACTTCAGAAGATTATCAATCCAAGAAAAGAGATAGATAATGGCTGAAACATATCTCGGCAATCCGCTTCTAAAGCCAGCTGGAATTCAGATTGATTTCTCGAAAGAAGAAATTGAAGAATATGTAAAATGCTCCCGCGATGCAAAGTATTTTATCGAAAACTACATCAAGATCGTGAACGTAGATAAAGGGTTGGTCTCTTTTAATCTTTACGATTATCAGCAAGCGATGGTTGATACGTTTGTCAATAATCGCTTTAGCATTTGCAAACTACCCAGACAGAGCGGTAAATCTACAACAGTTGACGGCTATATCCTTTGGAATATTTTGTTCCACGATAACCAAAACTGTGCTATTCTGGCTAACAAGGGCGCGTTGGCTAGAGATCTTCTTGCCAAAATTCAACTTTCATACGAAAATCTTCCGAAGTGGATTCAGCAAGGCGTTATTACATGGAACAAAGGTAATATCGAACTAGAAAATGGTTCAAAAGTCGTTTCTGCTGCGACTTCATCCTCAGCCATTCGTGGTGGATCGTATAACCTTATCTTCCTAGACGAATTTGCGTTCGTCGGTATGAATCTGGCGGAAGAATTCTTCGCGTCGGTTTATCCCACGATTTCTTCGGGTAGCACTTCTAAGATCATTATCGTTTCTACACCGAATGGTATGAACCACTTCTATAAGATGTGGACGGATGCGATTGAAGGAAGAAGTAACTATATTCCTATTGAAGTTCACTGGAATGATGTTCCTGGGCGTGACGAAAAATGGAAAGAAGAAACTATTCGGAACACGAGCGAGGAGCAGTTCCGCCAAGAATTTGAATGCGAGTTTATCGGAAGCACAAACACTCTAATTCATCCAACTAAACTAAGAACTCTTGCTTTTGTTCAGCCAAAAAGAGAAAAATGGGGATTAGATTACTATCAAGATCCAATACCAGACCACTCTTATGTGATGACGGTTGACGTTTCTCATGGTGTCGGGCAAGATTATTCTGCGTTTTCCATTATCGATGTTTCTCAGATACCTTATAGGCAGGTTGCTAAGTATCGGAACTGTGATATTTCGCCTCTGACATTTCCCGATATAATACATAGATATGCAAGATGGTATAATGATGCTAACGTGCTTGTTGAAACTAATGATGTTGGGCAGCAAGTTGCGGAAGCGTTGCAGTCCGAACTTGAATACGAAAATGTTCTTTCTACAGTTATGAAAGGTCGAGCAGGGCAAAAAATCAGCGGCGGATTTGGCGCAAAGAGCCAAATGGGCGTTCGAATGACCAAACAGGTAAAGAGAATTGGTTGTTCGAATCTAAAAGATATGATTGAATCAGATAAACTCATAATCACAGACTTTGAGACGGTTCAGGAATTATCTACATTTGTCGCTAAACGGCAGTCATATGAGGCACAGGAAGGTGCGCATGACGACGTTGTTATGACGCTGGTTTCCTTTTCTTGGCTCACAAGACAGCCATTTTTTAGAGATTTGACCGATACTGATATTCGTGCTAGATTATCTGAAGAGAAATTCGCAGCCATGATGGATGATTTGGCACCTCCAGGTTTTATTGATGATGGGCAGGATGAAGATGCTTTGAGTATAGAAAACGGCAGAGTTAACTCTGGATTTTGGTCTAATGGTCTATAAAACGTCAGTAATAGGATTTTTATAAATAATCTCGTAGAAAGAACAGAACAGATTACTGTGATTAGTAATTCTAAAAAAAGGAGATTGAATTATGCCATTTCAGGTTTCTCCTGGCGTTAACGTCAGTGAAATTGACCTCACAACGATTGTGCCAGCTGTTGGAACAACCACAGCTGCAATCGCTGCGCATACTGTTTGGGGTCCAGCAAATCTTCGCGTCCTCTGCGATAGCGAAGATGTTTTAGTACAGCAGTTCGGTAAGCCAAACACCAATACAGCTTCCGACTTCTTCACAGCAGCAAACTTCCTTGCTTATGGTAACTCGCTCTATGTCGTTCGCGTTATCGACCAGACAACTTCTGGTACAGCAAGAAATGCTCAGTGCAACTCTGCCAACACTGCAGATACAATCATCTACAACGATGACGATTATCAAGAAAATCATAGCGGTGGTATCTCTAATGTCGGCGGCTGGGTTGCAAAGTATCCTGGTGAACTAGGAAACACCCTCCGCATTTCGGTTTGCGCTAACGCAAGCGCATTCACCAGCACTCTAACAGGTAATGTTGCTTTCAGCAACAACAGCACTACAGTAACTGGTAACGGCACATCGTTCAGTTCTGAACTGACTGTTGGTGACATTATCCTTTGCGGTCCAGATAAGATCGAAAGAAAAGTTAAGACCATCACCAACGACTATCTCTTAACGCTAAAGAACAAGTATGTTGGCAACAACGTTGTAGCAAACGGTTCTTCTGGCACATCTCCAACTCGTCGTTGGGAATTTTACAACGATTTCGACAGCGCTCCTGGAACTTCTGACTACGTTTCTCGTCAGGGTGGTAGCGGCGACGAAATGCATATCGTTGTCATCGACCAAGACGGTCTCATCACCGGCACCGCAAACACTGCAATCGAGCGTTGGTCTAAGGTTTCCAAAGCATCTGATGCTAAGACTGCAGACGGTTCGAACAACTACTACAAAGATGTCATCAATAATCGTTCACAGTGGGTTTGGTGGGCTGCTCACGTTCAGACAGGTAAGAACTGGGGCGGTGTTTCTACAAAGTCCTTCGGCGGTCTTGCTACACCTTCTAATGCCGAGTTCGTCAATGGTCGTGACGGTAATGCTCCTGCGGATGCCGATTATATCCGCTGCTTGAACAAATTCCAGAACGCAGATGAAGTTGATGTCTCGTTTGTTCTTAATGCTGGCGGTGGTGTTACTCGCGCTCTGCATATCATCGACAATATCGCAGAATATCGTAAGGACTGCCTCGCGATGATTTCTCCAGAAAGAACTGATGTGGTCAACAACTCAAGCTATATCGGGAAAGAACGTGATGATATCATTTCATTCCGCAATAGCCTGACCTCATCTTCGTATGCAGTCATTGACTCTGGTTGGAAATATCAGTACGATAAGTACAACGATCTCTATCGTTATGTTCCTCTGAACGGCGATATCGCTGGTTTGATGGTTCGTACCGATACCACACGCGATCCTTGGTATTCACCTGCTGGTTATAATCGTGGCATCCTCAAGAACGCCATCAAGCTGGCGTACAATCCAGGAAAAGCAGATAGAGATCAGCTATACAAGAATGGGATCAACCCAGTAATCACGCAGCCTGGACAGGGAACTCTACTGTTCGGTGACAAAACTCTGCTCGCCAAGCCATCGGCTTTCGACAGAATTAACGTTCGCCGTCTCTTCATCGTTCTCGAAAAGGCAATCTCAACTGCTGCAAAGTTCTCGCTCTTTGAATTCAATGACGAGTTCACTCGCGCTCAGTTCCGCAATCTGGTCGAGCCATTCCTCCGTGATGTTCAGGGTCGTCGTGGTATCTACGATTTCCGCGTAGTTTGCGACGAAACAAATAACACGGGCGAAGTCATTGATCGTAACGAGTTCGTTGGTGATATCTACATTAAGCCAGCTCGTTCGATCAACTTCATCCAACTCAACTTTGTTGCGGTTCGTACAGGTGTTGAGTTCTCTGAAGTCGTAGGTCAGTTCTAAGGCGAATAAATAAGTTAAAACGAGGAGATAGAAAATGGCTTTTAACGTAACAGAATTCGCCTCAGCTGGCTTGCCCCTTGGTGGCGCTCGCCCCTCGCTGTTCAGTGTCACGCTTGACACTCCAGCAGGGGTGCCAGCGATTCAGGCGAGAATGGCATTCACATGCCGCGCTGCTCAGATTCCTTCGAGTGTTCTGAGTGTGATTCCACAACGCTACTTCGGCAGGGAGGTAAAGATTGCTGGTACTCGCACTTTCGAGCCATGGACAGTGCAGGTTCTCAACGACGAAGATTTCACAGTTCGTAATGCTCTAGAAACCTGGAGCAACCTGATCAATAGTCATCAGGGAAATCTTCGTGACGGTGGACTGTCTAGCCTCGCAAGCTATCGTACAACAGCGACAGTAAGCCAGTACAGTAAGACTGGTGGCGTGATCCGTACATATGAATTCATCAACGTATTCCCAACGAATGTCGGTGCAATCGACCTCGACTGGGATAACGCTGATGCAATCGAACTCTTCCCTGTAGAGTTCCAGTATGACTACTGGCAGGTGGTTGCTCCAACTACGACTGGCACTTTCGCAGTCTAATTGAAGCGGTTATCGCCACTCTAGTTCATACAGAATTAGTGTATTTGGAGACCGCTAAATATTCTTTGGCGGTCTCCATTTCTTACTAGGAACACGATATGGCAATTGAATTATTTGGTTTTAGAATCGGACGCGCAGATGAGGAATTAAAGAGAGCGGAGCAAATCCCCTCTTTTACTCCTCCACCCAATGACGACGGCGCACTAGAAGTTGCTGCTGGCGGTGCATATGGCACAGTAATTGATGTTGAAGGTGCCGCGAAAAACGAATCTGAACTTGTGACTAAGTATCGTGAACTGGCTATGCAGCCAGAATGCGAATCTGCAATCGAAGATATTGTTAATGAAGCTATCGTTACAGATGAACGTGCGCTTCCAGTAGAAATTTTCCTAGACGAATTAAATCAACCAGATCGCGTTAAGAAGAGCATCCGTCGAGAATTCTATAAGGTTCTTGAGATGCTTGACTTTTCGAATATCGCATACGACATATTCAAGCGTTGGTATATTGATGGTCGTCTATACTATCACATCATGATTGATGAAGGAAAGCCACGCGAAGGTATTCAGGAACTAAGATATATCGATCCTCGCCGTATTCGTAAGATCCGCGAGCCTCTAAGAAGCAAGATGAATACGCCTTCTGATAATAGAGGTCTGAAAGCTGCTCCTGCATTCAACGAATACTATCTGTATAATCCTACAGGTATTGGCACTGCAACAGCAACACAAGGCATGAAGATTTCGCCAGATAGCATTTGCTATGTTCATTCTGGTCTAATGGATGGTCGTAACAAGATGGTTCTTGGACATCTTCAGAAAGCCATTAAGCCGATGAACCAGCTGCGTATGCTGGAAGATGCCGTTGTTATCTATCGTCTCGCTCGTGCGCCTGAGCGTCGTATTTTCTACATTGACGTTGGCAACTTGCCTAAGATGAAAGCTGAACAGTATCTTCGTGATATGATGGTTAAGCATAAGAATAGACTCGTCTATGATGCAAACACTGGCGAAGTTCGTGACGATCGCAAATTTATGACGATGCTGGAAGATTATTGGTTGCCTCGTCGTGAAGGTGGTCGTGGTACAGAAATTACAACACTTCCTGGCGGTCAAAATCTCGGCGAAATGGAAGATGTCGAATACTTCAAGAAAAAGCTATACAAGGCGCTGAGTGTACCAACTTCTAGATTAGAATCAGATCAGGCATTTAATCTTGGTAGAGCAAGCGAAATTTCTCGCGATGAACTAAAATTCACAAAGTTTGTTGCTCGCCTACGCAATCGGTTTAGCCATCTGTTCGATAATCTTCTAGAGATTCAGCTTGCTCTCACAGGCGTTATGTCTCGTTCTGAGTGGAAATCACTGAAGAATGACATTAAGTATGAGTTCATGAAAGATAACTATTTCACTGAACTCAAAGAGCAAGAACTTATCAACTCACGACTTTCTATTCTTCAACAGGCTGAACAGTTTGAAGGAAAATTTTTCTCTTCAGAATGGATCAGAAAGAATGTTCTTCGCATGACTGAAGATGAAATGGCTGAAGTAGATGCTCAAATTAAGAAAGAGCAGGGTGCTGAACCGCCTCCCGATGAAGAAGAACCTCAGCAAGAATCAGTACAGCCAGTTGAGGTAGAAAAAGAAATCGTAGAGATCAAAGAAAATAAGCCGAACAGCGAAGAAGAAAAGAAACTCATAGAGAGCATGACAAGATTCATGGATTCGATGGCTGATGTTCATAAGGAGGAATAGTTCTTATGAAGCCGACAGTCGAAAATGCCAAACTACTTGCTACTCTGATTGGCATTACGGAAAAGCAAAACAGTAAAGCAAAATTTGATCTCTATGAACAAATTTATTCTGCTTTGCAAAAAGATATTAATAACCAGAACGGTGTTCAATATCTTAATATCGAAGGTATCGAAAAGCCAATTCCAATAAAAGTATTTCGCGGCGATAAAGGTATTCGTGGACCGCAAGGTCCAGCCGGACCAATTGGTATTCGCGGAGAGACTGGACCAGCTGGTCCACAAGGCGAGCGTGGCGAAATCGGACCTGTCGGTCCACGTGGATTGCAAGGTGAACGTGGTCCACAAGGCGAACAGGGAACACAAGGACTCGCAGGAAAAGACGGCAAAGATGCCGATATTGCTCCAGTAGAAAAAAAGTTTCAAGAGTTATATGATGATTTCGTAAGAAGAATTTCTGCACAAGTCACGCGCATGGCTTATGCCCGTGGAGATATGGGCGGCGGTGGAAGCGGTGAAGTCAACCTCCATAAGATGGATGATGTTGATTATGCAAGTTTGAAAAATGCGACAAATGGGCAAACTCTTGTTTATAATGCAACGACTGGTAAGTGGCAAGCAAATACTGTTTCGAGTTCTGGCGCTTCGATTGCAACGATAGCAACTGCAGAACTTGGTAATTTAACCGAAGACGATATTGTTGTTATTGGCGTGACAGGAGATACAGTTACATCTAACACTGTTGGTGTTCTGACCTCAGCTTTGAATAATGCACTTGCGAGAATTGAAGATTTGGAAGCGCGTCTCACAGCTGCAGGTATTGCATAATGGATACACCATACGTCGCCCTCGCAAATACAACAAACGCAACAACGATTCGCGAATTAAGACTAAAACTTAATGACGCAATTGCTGTTATAAACCACGTCAGCGAAGATACTCACACAAATTTAGTAAGTAACACCGATTTTCAAGCATTTGTTGCAAATACGAATGCTTATATTGCAGCAACAGCTGGTGTTGGTGAAGTTTCTAATTCGTATTTGACTTCTAGTTATGTTTCCAATACGACATTTCAATCTGCGCTTGCAAATACAAATTCATACATTGCTGCAGTTTCTGCTGCGTCTTCACCGTCATCAGAAACAGTTGACTATGGTTTTATCATTTCTGCGGTTGACCTAAATATAGCCAGAGATTACGGGACATTGTAAAAAATGGCAATACAAGTTCAATTCAGAAGAGGCACTTCCGCTCAGCACAGTTCTTTTACTGGTGCTAATGGCGAAATTACAGTCGATACTACAAATAAAACGCTGCGCGTCCACGATGGCGTGACCGCTGGCGGTGTTAAGATTGCAAAGTATTCTGATCTTGGCGCATCTGCAAATTTACAATCAATTCCTTCGAGCCTCATTCCTTCAGCAAACGTCACATACGATCTTGGTACAGCACAAAAGTCTTGGAGAGATTTATATCTAAGCGGGAACTCCATCTATATTGGTGGGACTACCATCAGCAAACAGGAAGATGGATCCCTTAGATTTTCAGATAGTGCTAATAATGACGTTTCGATTCAGGCTGCAACGCTAACTGTTTCTGGTAATACAACTTCGACATTTGCAAATGCTACAATTACCAATC